GAATTTCTACTGTCCGAAGGGGCAGGGAACATTTCGCGTGAGTCCATCAACGTCGCAGCCGGGCCGGCACTGTACCCGGGCCAGCTCCTCGGCCTGATCACGGCCACCAGCGAATTCGCACCGTACGATCCGGCTGCCGAAGATGGCAGCGAGACGGTGGTGGCGATTCTCTTCGGTCCGCTGGGTGAGTCGGATGTGGTGCGCCGTGGTCGAGCCGTCGTGCGGCTGGCTGAAGTCAGCGAAGCGCACCTGACCGGACTCGACGCTGACGCTGAAAAAGACTTGGCCGCCCATTTCCTGATCGTCCGATAAGCCGATCAGCCCACTGCATGCACCCCGCCTTGAGCGGGTTTTTTCATTTTTGGAGAGTCCCCATGGCCGATATCGCCATTTTTGACGACGAAGCGTTCACCGTTACCGCGCTCACCGCTGCACTCAATGAACAACCTTACCTGCCGGGCCGCATCAGCGCGCTGGGCCTGTTCCGCGAGGAAGGGGTCACCACCCTGACCGTGCAAATTGAAAAGGACGGCGACACCCTGGCGCTGGTCCCTGCAGGTGAGCGTGGGAGTTCTGGCCTGGTGGTTGCGGCCAGCAAGCGCAACCTGATCCCGTTCAACACCGTGCACCTACCGGAGCGTTTCACCATCAAGGCCGACGAGATCCAGGGCATTCGCGCCTTCGGAACTCGCACCGAGTTGCAGGCGGTGCAAGACGTGGTCAATGCCCGCCTGGCCAAAGCGCGTCGTCAGCTGGATGCGACGCACGAGTTCCAGCGCATGGGTGCCCTCAACGGCCTGATCCTCGATGCCGATGGCTCGACCGTCTTGCTGGACCTTTATGATCGCTTCGGTGTGCAGCGTCAGAAGCTGTCCATGGGCTTGGCGGACCCAAGCACCGAGCTGCGGGTTCAGTGCGGCGAAGCACTGGATATGCAGGAGGACGCGCTGGGCAGCGTGACCAGTACCGGCTCTCGCGCCTTCTGCGGTAAGAACTTCTGGAACAAGTTAATCGTTCACAAGGTGGTCAAGGAAACCTACCTCAACAGCCAGCAGGCGGCAGCGTTGCGCGGTGATGCCCGGGAGAGCTTCGAGTTCGGCGGCATTGTCTGGGAGCGCTACCGGGGCAAGGTGGCCGGTGTCTCGTTCGTCCACGACGACAAGGCGTTGCTGGTCCCTGAGGGTGTGCCGGATCTGTACATCTCGGTGTTTGCGCCGGCCGACTACATGGAGACGGTCAACACCCAGGGCATTCCGTACTACAGCATGATCGAGCCGCTGCCGTTCAACAAAGGCATGGCCGGTGAAGCGCAGTCCAACCCGTTGCACCTGTGCACTCGACCGCGTGCACAGATCCTCTTGGAACTCTGACCGTGGGCTTTCGCGATCTGATCGCCGAGGTTGACGCAGTGGTGTTCGAAACGCTGGGCGACACCGCGAGAATCGAGGGCCGTGATGAGCCAGTCCTCGGCATGTTCGCGGCGCCCTGGTTGCAGCCGAAGTTCGGCAAGCTCAACACCGGGCTGCGTGAGCCTCGATTCGAGATTCGCGTCAGCGATTCGCAGGGGCTGGAGCAGGGCCTGTTGGTCACCATCGACCTGCCGGCATTGGACGGCGGTGGCGAGTACGACCTGCTGCAACTGGAGCCGAGTGGCGACGGTCTGGTCGCCTTGATCCTGAGGATGCGCGCATGAGTGTCGGTAGCTACTTCAAGCCATCGGCTGGTGGCGGGATGCTCTCCATCCAGTCCTCGGTCGCCGATCTACAGGCGTTTCAGGACTTCGCCAAGTTGGTGCCCAAGGCGGCCGCAGCCGCCCAACGTCGGGCGATCAACAAAACGCTAGGTTGGCTGCGCACGCACATTGCCCGAGCCGTCAGTCGGCAGGAACGCATTGCGGTGGCGGCGGTTCGTCAGCGCTTGCGCAGCTACCCGGTCTCCGGCGGAGCCACCAGCGGCAAGTTGTGGTTCGGTTTAAATGCCATCGAGTCCAGTCGGATCGGCCGGGCACGGCAGTCTGGCAGTGGCGTGTCGGTGGCCGGTCGGCGTTACCAGGGCGCCTTTCTCAAGAAGGTCTACGGCAACAAGCCCGACATCTGGATTCGCACCGCGAGCAAGCATTTCAACGCGGACGACTATCCCGACAGCACCGTGTCATCCGGCGGCGGCGCCAGTTCGGGGTGGGTTGCGGAAAACGGCAATCGCTTTCCGCTGGCCAAAGCCAAGGTGTCACTGGAACAAGCCCGGCCGCACTTCGACAGTTGGGTTAAACGCGCTGATGCGCGCCTGCTGGAAATCCTGCGGCAGGAATTCAACTTTGAGCTGCAAAAGTATTTGAAGGGGGCGGCGAATGTCTGACGAGCCTTTTAGTCTCGACCAGCTCTACCGGGCAATAGAACAGAACCTGAAGGATCATCTGCCGGGCGTTCAAGCGGTGACGGCGTGGCCCAACATCAAGGATCGCATTGCACTACCGGCGGTGTTCATCGAGTTGGCTGAGATGGAACCTGGTGTTGACATTGGAACGGGGCAAACCACATTGGTTTGCAAGTTCGAAGCGCGGATTATTGTCGACCCGATACGACCACAGCATTGCCAGCAAGCAGCGTACCTGGCGGCCCAATTGGCTGTGTTGTTACGACTGCAAACGTGGGGGCTTGAGGTTGAGCCCGCCGAGTTTGGCCAGGCGATGCAGGACTGGACTAGGCCGGAGCTGGATGGCTACGTGGTCTGGTTAGTGGAATGGACTCACCAACTCTACCTGGGGGTTGAGGAATGGCCCTGGCCGAATGAGCCGCCGGGCTCGCTGATATTCGACATTGAGTCGGGCGATGGTCCGGTCAAACCGGAGGATCTTTGAGTTACGCCAGTGCCGAGCATGACCGCATGATCGCGGCCATGCTGATGCCCTGCGCAGTGGTCGGGGTGGATCTGACGGGGCCGGCGGTGCGGGTGTCGAATGGCGAGTGGACGAGCGCCTGGGTGCGCTGGCACAGCCTCGCGGCGGGTAAGGCGCGGCATTGGCGGGCGCCGAGCCTGGGCGAGCAGGGGGTGTTGTTCAATCCCAGCGGTCAGGCTGGTATGGGCACCTTTATTCCGGGGCTGTACGGCAATGCCGGCGCGCCGCCGGATAACCGCGACCATGTGGAGGTGTGGCGTTTCGACGACGGCGGTTCGCTGGTCTATGACTGGGAAGCCAAGAGCTACACGATCACCCTGCCCACCGGTACGGTGACGATCAAGGTCGGCAGTGCTGAGGTGGTCGTTACGGATCACGCCGTGACGGCCAAAGTCGGCGGTACTGAGGTGGCGCTGACGCCGGGTTCGGCAACGGTCAAAGCAGCGGCCATCCAACTGGTCGGCGCGGTGGCCATCAACGGACCGTTACACGTCACGCAGAACATCACCAGTGACGCTTCGATCATCGACGCCACGGGTAACAGCAACCATCACTCGCACTAATCACTACCCATCCAAGCCCGCCTAATGCGGGCTTTTTCATGTCTGGAGAAATCATGGCGAAGACAAACGATGTTCTCAGTATTGAGCAGCCGCAGCCGCAGCCGCAGCCGCAACGGGCAGCGGATCTGACGATGAAATTTCGCGACCGGGTGTACACGTCGCGCACCTTGGTCCTTCCCGAATCGGGACGGACGTTGCCGGTAGCCAGAGGCTGCGTCGAAGTATCTGTTTCAGACGAGCCGGCCGTTAGTTACCTCAAGGCCCATCAAGAGTTCGAACCGCTGGAGTGAGTTAGATGATCGGAATGGACCGCCACACCGGCCAACCCATCTCCGGCATCGAGCATCTGCGGCAGTCCATCGCCGACATCTTGGGCACGCGCCTGGGCAGTCGCCGGCAGCGGCCGGAGTACGGCAGCAAGATCCCCTTGTACGTCGACATGCCGATTAACGAGGGCTGGAAAAGTTCGGTGCAAGCCGAGGCGGTCCGCGCGATCGGGCGGTGGGAGCCGCGCGTCAAGCTGGAGCGCGTCCGCGCGCTCTCGGTGCTGGGCGGGCAAATCAATCTGAGCATTGCCGGCGAGTACCTCGGCGACCGTTTTCTGTTTGAGGTGAGCGTATGAGCATCGTGGATCTGTCGGCGTTGCCGGCGCCGGACGTGCTGGAACCGTTGGACTTCGAAGTCACCTATGACGAAGCCTTGGGCACGTTTCGCGGCTACATGGGCGACAACTGGAGCGCGGCAATTGAGAGTGATCCGGTGGTGAAGGTGCTGGAGGTGGGGGCCTATCAGAAGGTCGGTAACCGTGCCCGGGTCAATGACGCGGCCAAGGCGCTGTTACTGGCTCACGCGATCGGCCCGGACCTCGATCAGTTGGGCGCGAACTACAACCTGAAGCGCCTGGTGATCCAGGCGGCGAACCTGGCGGCGGTGCCGCCGGTGCCTGAAGTCAAGGAGCTGGACGATCCGTTTCGCGAGCGCATCCAGTTGGCGTTTGAGGGGCTGACCACGGCCGGGCCACGTGCCAGCTACATTCTGCACGCCCGTAACGCTTCGGGGTTGGTGATGGATGCCTCGGCGGAAAGCCCGGCGCCTTGCTGCGTTACGGTAACGGTGCTGAGTTCCGAGGGGCGCGGTGAGGCCAGTCCCGCGCTGCTGGCTGCCGTCAAGGCGGGCCTGAATGATGAAGACGTGCGCCCGCTGGGCGATCGGGTGACGGTGCAGGGCGCGCAGATTATCGACTATCGCATTAACGCCCTTTTGCACATGAACGGCGCCGGGCCTGAGGGGGACGCCAGTTTGGCCGAAGCCATCAACCGCTTGGCGAAGTGGATCAATCCGCGTAAGCGCTTGGGCGTCGAAGTCGCCCGCTCGGCGGTGGATGCGCAATTGCACGTCGCCGGTGTGTCCCGGGTTGAGCTGATCGGCTGGGTGGACTTGGCGCCGAGCAAGGCTCAGGCGGCATGGTGTACCGGCTATGAGGTGAAGCTGGCGGGGGCGACATGAAAAGCCTGCTGCCGAGCAATAGCACGCAACTGGAGCGCGCTCTGGAGGCGGCTTTCTACGAGCGAACCATTGTCCCGCTACGCACCCTGTACAACCCCGACACCTGTCCGGTCCATCTGCTGCCGCATTTGGCGTGGGCGTGGTCGGTCGATCGCTGGGACTATCGGTGGTCGGAGGCGACCAAGCGCGCGGCGATCAAGGCGTCGTATTACATCCATGCCCGCAAGGGCACCATCGGTGCGTTGCGCCGGGTGGTCGAGCCCCTGGGCTATCTGGTCGAAATCATCGAGTGGTTCAACACCGTCCCCGAAGGGCCGCCGGGCACCTTTGCGCTGAAGGTCGGTGTGCTGGACACCGGGATCACCGAGGACATGTATCAGGAGCTGGAGCGCCTGATTGACGACGCCAAGCCCGTGACCCGGCATTTGACCGGTCTCGATATCACGCTAGAAACCCGATTGAACGCCTATGTCGGCTTCGCTGTGTATGACGGCGACGAGATCGATGTTTACCCTTGGAACAATCCCGATTTGGATGTGGTGATTCAGGGCTGCCACGGCGTTAGCGAATACAACCTCGACGAATTGGATGTGTACCCCCATGGTTGATAAAAACTCTATTTTCGGCGGCATGCTCACGACTCAGGGCGCCGCCAAAAAAACCAACTGCGACGCGCTGGGTATCCCGTGGGAGCCGCGTTACATGTTGATCGGTGATGCGAACGGCACCGATCCGGTGCCAAATTCATTGCAAACCAAGCTGGTCAATCAGGTCTATCGCGCGCAGCTCAATCAGCTGCGCGTCTCTCCCACCGACGACAATGTGTTGATCGCTGAACTGGTGTTGCCGCCGGACGTGGGCGGCTGGTGGATTCGTGAGCTGGCGCTGGAAGACAAGGACGGTGTGTTTTCGGCGGTGGCCAACGCCGCGCCGAGTTATAAGCCCTTGCTGGCGCAAGGGTCAGGGCGTAACCAAGTGGTACGCATGCACATCATCACCAGCGGCACCGCGAACATTCAGTTGAAAATCGATCCGTCGGTGGTGTTGGCGACACGTGAGTACGTCGATCAAAAGGTGTTGGAGGAGCTGGGCAAGCAGGACTTTAAACACTCGGTACGGGTGGCGACCACTGCCCCTGTGGTGCTGAGCGGCCTTCAGACCATTGATGGGGTCGCCCTGGTTGCCGGTGATCGCGTGTTGGTGAAAAACCAGGCGATGGCCAAAGACAACGGCCTTTACGTGGTGGCTGCGGCGGTTTGGGGGCGTAGCGCGGATGCCGATAGCAGTCTGGAAGTGACGCCCGGGCTGTTGGTGCATGTCGAGCGCGGCACCACCAACGGCGACAGCATTTGGCAACTGGTAACGGATGCGCCGATTGTCCTGGGCGTGACGGATCTGCTGTTTGAAATGGCGGCTGGGCGCACCGGTATCAATGCCGGCACATACCGCAGTGTGACCGTGGACAAATACGGTCGGGTGGTGGGTGGGACCAACCCGACCACGCTGGCCGGTTATGCGATCACGGACGCCTTCACCAAAACTGAAATACTCGACTTGATTAACGGCACGAGCCAAGTCCCTTTGGTGGAGGTCAGCACCTCAAGGCCCTTGGTGGCGAACGAGTTGGGGCTTGTCCTGATTGATGGTAGCGCGGGGGCGTTGACGGTTGAGTTGCCCGATGCCAACGCGGCGCTGGGCGTTCGTAGTGTGGTGGTGCGACGGGTCGATAACACCAGCAACCGGCTGACAATCAAGGCGGCCGCTGGCAACAAAATCAAGTTTCATACCCATCTGAATGCGGCCGGCTATTCGTTTT